AGGGCCATAACATAAAAGGCGATGTTTTAACAGAGAGGTAAACGTCATATGCACATTTGTACTTTAAGCCAAATACCGGTGTCCGTAAAATGTTTGGACAAACCGGCTTCAGCCGGGCGCAGGCGCAGATAATCCGCCAGGGACAACCTCCCGCGGCTGCCGCCGGCAGTCCGCAGCCGGCATGATTTTTTAAAAATCACAGGGGGGGTGCCACAACAATGTTGGGCGGTAACGTAACTGGGCTTATCTTTACATATACCTTCGGCGGCGGCGGGATGATCGGCGAAAGCAACATCGGCGCGCTGCCGTTCGGGGCAAAGTACAAAGTAATAGATTTTACGCTTTCAAACATGGTTAACTCAGGCATAAAAAAGGTCGGCATAATAACAGACGACAACTACGGGCAGCTTTTGGAACACGTCGGCTCCGGCGAAGAATGGAACCTGTCGCATAAGCGCCAGGGGCTGTTTATACTGCCGCCGTACGGCTCGGGCTACAACTGTGAAAACAGCAGGATAAAGTCGCTGCACATGGCGGGGAATTTCCTTAAAAAGTTGCAGGAGGAATACATACTGCTTGTAAACTGCTGCACCGTTGTTGCTTTGCGCACAAAATACAAAAAAATTGCACAGTAAATACAAAAAATCGGGCCTTTAAAGCGGTTTTGAAGCCACTCTAAAGGCCCTTAAAATGCATAAAATTACGGAAATTCTTCCAAGTTACCTTGAAGAATCAGCCGCTTTTTTATGCCCGGATGGGGAAGATTGATGGCCGGAATGAGTTTTAGGCACGTATTCCATCAGTTCTTCAATCGTGCATCCCAGCGCTTCACATATCTTATCGATATGATCGATATTTACGCGCTGAATAATCTCATGATACATTTCTCCGATGGTCGTTGGCCTGATTCCAGTCATTTGAGCAAGGTCATTTTGCGTCAGCTTTCGCTCTCCCAATAGCTTGGATAAGTAGATTCTTATCATTCATTATCCCCCCTTTCCTACGGGGAATAATAACACCGATCCAGAATTTGCATGGGCTTTTGTTAAGATATAACGTATTGCGTTATTTATATCCTAAAAAAATACCATGTATTGGAAATTAGTAGTTTTGAATAAGAAGCTCTTGAAATTTATGGCTAGCATTTTTATTCCGCATTGCAAGGTTGTTTTGTCGTGATACGGCTTTAATTTTGAAATCCCGATACAGTGAGCGGACAAAATCATCATCATTATATGACAAAATGAAATTTCCTTTAATGTTTCTCAAAGCCGAATTTAACCGGACATGATCTTTTTCCGAAAAGGGATTATTATAGTGCTTTTCTGTTCCATGATAAGGTGGATCAAGATAAAAAAGAGCTTCGGGACGATCATATGTCTTGATTAACGATTCAAAATCTTTGTTTTCGATAACCGTTCTCTTGAGTCTGTCCTGCACTTTTGAGAGATACTCCATGGCATCTATCATGTTTCGGTTGGTACATCCGAATGACCGTGCATCGGAGCCGTAACTTTCTTTGATCAGGGTAAAGTATATGGCTGCGCGTTGAATGTCAGTGAGTCCCCTGTAGGATTGTAGTTCCCGGATATCTAAAAACATTTCTCGCGAAGTTAGAACCCACTTTATTTCCCGCTGCAGCTCGCCACAATGGTATTTCACGCAACGGAAAAGGTTAATCAGCTGTCCGTCAATGTCATTGAAGACCTCCAGCTTCGATATCCTTTCAAGGGCAAACATAACCCATCCAGCTCCACCAAAGACCTCAATGTATCTTTCCGGGTATGGGTCGGGAAAGCGACGGATTATTTCCTTACTGAGGAGCTTTTTTCCGCCAATTCTGGAAATAAAACTGTTCATAATGATGATTCCTTTCATATAATAAATGTACCCACTCAGCCGCGACGGGCCGAGTGGGCTTTTGTACTTTTTGGATTATACGTTTTGACCAGACAATGCTAGATTCTGTTTAGTTTTGGCAGCCTGTACCGCACCCGTAGGTGTACCCTGAGCTGCTTCCCGATTAACTGGCCCAACTATCGGTACGCTGGGCGGCGTAGTGGCCTGCTGGCCTGCTGTTGGCGCATCGCCTATACCTGTAATTGTCGGATCGCCGTTGATTGTAACAGAGGCCCCTGCGCTTGCCGCGTCAACAAGACCTTCACCGACAATATACGCGACGACAGTGGCACCGGCCATAATTAGCGCGGTAATCTGCGTTGCTTGCGCCTCGGTGCCTCCAAGAGCCACAACGAGCAGTGCCGCAAATGATACGATTGCCGCCCACAGCTTCCGGGATGTAAGTTTCCGTTTCCAATCGATTTTCATAAGTATTCTTCTTTCCTGTCCCATATATGGGACAAATATTTAATCAACAATGTGCCAATCCTCGGCTAAACAGTCGTTGATTGACGGAACCCACATGGAGTGTGAACCGTTGGCCATCTTAATCTGAAGGTATGGTTCGCAGCGGAACAGATTGCCCTCCTTGATACCCCACGCTTCGGCGGTCTGCCTGTTGCAGCTTATGCCCTGCGGATAGCCTTTCTGGTAAACAACAAACATGCCTTTGCCGTTCCATCCGTCACGCGCCACTTTTCGGCCTTTCTTTAAGGCTTCCAGTGCGAAGCCAAAGGTCATGCCGTCAGTTAGGCTGTAAGTTTCTTCAAAAATCTTCTTTGGTGACCAAGACTCATAATCGTCTCGATATTTTACGAGATATCCTTCATCATCAGGATTCTCATCTTTTGGAATTTGCCATCCACGATAGACATTGTAATCACCTCTGGAAATAGGCTCTGCCCGAATGATCTTTGTTCCAATATACTGCTTCATTTTTCTCCTTTCTTCCTCACTTTTTCAACCTTTCAAGCTATCGGCTTATAATTTCACATATAAACCATCCCCTTTAAAGCCGCTTAAAATGTCTTTAAACCGGTTTGCAGGCAGATTCTGGTACCCATCCGGCGGGAAGTAAAACGCCGCATTTGCGGCCACTGATGACGCGCTGGACGGAGTATGTACCGGAAATCGTCTTGCCCTTTCCATTACCATAACTGTCCGCATAAAGCGGGCCGCTGTATCGAACTCTTCCTCCGGCCTTAACCACAGCCTTTGAAGGGGCAGCAGGAGCTTTCACTGTTACCGAAGGTATCTTGCATTCACTGGCTGGAACCCATCCAAGGGGAAGAAGAATGCCGCATTTACGGCCACTGATGACACGCTGGACGGAGTATGTACCGGAAACCGTCTTTCCTTTGCCGTTGCCATAGCTGTCCGCATAGAGCGGGCCGCTGTACTGAACCTTAGTCCCAACGCCGATGCTCTTGATCGTTTGAGTCTTTGCGGGAGTCGGTGCCTTGGAAGGCTTCAGGCCATTTTTTGAGGCGGCACGAATAATTGACGGATAGTCCTTATAAGCAACGTCAATGTCTGCGTTTGTGCTGATTCCGGGAACCCTGCCGGTGCTGCCGGTCTGCTGAATGCCACATGGGAAATCGGGGCCGCCGCTGTAGTCTGCCAGCCAAAGGTCAACGGCGTTGCGAAGCTCATCGCTGAATCGTCCAGAGCGAATGAAATCGAGATTAGTATAGAGATTGACAAACCAGCCGCTGGCTTTCATTTCTCCTATAAATGCCTGCATCATTTGAGTAATTAGGGTGTTAGTGGGATTGGTTCCCATTTTCTCTTTAAAGTACCGGATGCTGTCATACTCAAAATCCGGCGAAACCGGGAAATCGATATGGCCAACATAAGGCTGCAGGATTTGCTTGAAAATCTTTGCTTCTGTCACGGCTTCAGCTGGGGAACGGCAATAATTGAACCAATAAGCCCCTATATGTATTCCCCGTGAAATCGCGCCTTTCATGTTGTAATCAAACTGTGCGTCCTTTTGATTGGCAGAGTTGCCATATCCGGCTCTGATCAAAACGAAATCATAGCCGGCAAGGTCAACTTGTTTCCAGTCGATTACGCCGTTGTGTTTGGAAACATCCAAGCCTTTTAATTGAAACATTTTCGTGCCTCCTGAAGAATGATATAAAATAAGAAGAGCCTCGCCTTTTCAGGCGCTGCCCTTCCGATTTCCAGTGTCAAGTTTTTCGTTTTAACACATACGTTTCAGATATTTTTTTTCGTAGTCCGTAGCTGTCGCAATGTTTCAGTAAACCAAAATAGCTTGTGAAAATTTCTTCTGCTTTCTCAAGACTGATTTGGCCATCCGAATACTGCTCTGTCACCAACTTTAAATGTCGTTTTATTCGAAGTGCCGTACTTTTCCGAATTTTAACGTAACCCGGCCAGATTTTGTATCCGCAGAAGTCTATTCCCAAGCTGCATGGCCGTATGGCTGTTTTGCGGTTCAATGCCAGATGAAGTTTTGCGTTGATAAATCTTTCCAGAACGGTTTTATAATGATGGAGAAGTATCTTACTTGGCGACAATATAATAATGTCGTCCATATACCTTATATAGCGCCGTATCCGGAGCGTGCGCTTTGCGAACTGGTCCAGCTCGTTCATGTACAAATTTGCGAACATTTGGCTTGTTAGGTTGCCGATTGGAATTCCAATATCGAATTGCCGAGCGCTTTCCTTCAGATTCCCGCAAAGCGGCAGGCCGAAGGGAGTATCTTCACTGTCGACGATGGTCCGAAGCAGCTGCATAAGTTCCGGATCATCTATTTTTTTACTCAGAATTTCAAGTAGGATTTTATGGTCCACCCGATAATAGAATTTAGCCATGTCGAGTTTCAGGTAATACATCCGCTGGGTTTTGCAATCCAGTCTGGTCCAATATTGCAGCCGCTGAATTGATGCCAGCTCGCCTCGGCCGGGGATGCAAGCATAGCTGTCTAAAATGTAGGCTTTTGAAATGAGCGGTTGAACGACTCTGTAAATTGCCCATTGAAGAACACGGTCGCGGAACGGGAGCGCCATGACAAGCCGTCGTTTCGGCTCATAGACGTAAAATTCCCGATACCGTCCGACTTTATAGGAATGATAAATCAGCTCGTTCTGCAGTTCAATCAGGTTTTCCTCTAAGTTTGCGGAAAAAGCGAGGACTTCAGGACGATACTGCTTCTTTTTTCGAGCGGAGAGATAGGCATGGTATAGATTTTCAAAATCATAGATTTTGGGGTATAAATTTTTGAAAGGTTTCATTTTTTATCTCTCCGCAGTCCATCAAAATTATTGTGCTTTGCGGAATTTGCTTACGCTAATATCGGCATACACAATTACTCGGTTTTTTGCCGGTCATCGGCATGGAGGCAAGCCCCTTTATCCCCCTGTGCTGGGACCGAACCCAGTAGGTCCGGAACATCTGACTTTTGGGGTAGAGCGGCGCGGAACCCGAGGTCGGTGTTCGAGTTGGTGCGGGAGTTGTTCAAGTACAGATAGAAGGAACCCGCGTTCGTGTTGTTGCTCCAGTTGCCGCCGCGAATCGGCACTAACGGCCTGCTCCCGATGGATGGCCTAAATTAACGGATTTGATCCAGCCTCCGACCATCCTGCCAATTTCTACGGCCATGCCAGACCATATTTCATACTTTTTAAATGGTAGGAAACCGAGGTCTTGGGAAAGCCGTAAATACGCTTTCAATTTCGTTACTTCAACGTCAAGCTCCTGCAGTGTGGTCTTTTTATAGTACTTTTTGCTTGCCTCAATCACCCGCTCTAAAATAAGGTCAAGGCAATGTTTGATGTCGGCAGCTAAGGCGAACTTCTCGGATTTCGGGAACTGTGCCAAAGCGCCGTATCCGTATTTAATCATATCGAAGACTTTTTGCAGGATTTTTAAGCTTTCCAAAAATAACACCATCCGTTAATAAAACACCATCTGCGATAGATTATAACACCTTTATAAGGAAAAAATATCAAATTGTTATTTTCTCACGAAATACGTTATTTTTTCAAAAATTTACACCCGGCTATCGCCGGGTGTCCAGATCACAGTGTAACAGAAATCAGATTTCAAAAGCGGCGCGGAACCCGAGGCCGGTGTCCGAGTTGGTGCGGGAGTAGTACAAGTACAGATAGAAGGAACCCGCGCTCGTGCTGTTGCTCCAGTTGCCGCCGCGACTCGGCACATATTCAGAGTTTGTTCCCGTACCTTGATACTGGTAGTCATAACCAAACTCTGCTCTACCGGTACCGTCTGCGGCGCTCGCAATGGCGTGCTTTGCAATACGAAGATCTGTGTTAAGAGCAGTTACATACCGATTGTTTGAAGTGTCCACCATCTGAATTCCGGTATCCATTTCATCGACATACAGATAACCTCTGCCGCTGCTACCCGTTTTGAGCTTCAGGCCGGAAGTGAACTCCCATATATTTCCGTTTAGGTCATAGACCCCATTTGTTCTGCCGGTATGGGAGGTAAGGTTTTGGCCAGCTTTCCATCCGGATTTTCTCCCCGTCCCGGTAAGCGCACGCCCGGAAACAGTGGGATCAGCCGTATATGTGACGCTGTTATCGTCATAATCCTTCAAAGAGTAATTGTTTCCGAACGGCTCCCAGCGGTTGGTCCCAAACCGCTCCGGACCGAGTATTGCGGAATAGATGCCGAGGGAAACCCATTCATCGTCCCGAATCATCCTCACGCCGAGGTCTTTTCCTGTGACGGTATCCGATATCGAGCACGCGGCGGCAGCAGCGTCAAAATTGATGCTTGCCCACGGAATCACACCCTGCCGTGAAACGGCAATGCTGCTTGATCCTTCAGCCGCCGCCGTTGCATCAGCGCGTGACATTTGATATTTGGCGGCATAAAAGGCGCGAAACAAAATAGAGTTGTAATCAATTCCATCGACTCCGGTGGAGGGCCGATGGCGCACAAAGAAGCCGACAGGTCTCGAACTGTACCCGCAGTTTGCCGGCTTGATGAGCTGATATGCCCGGAAGCCGGGCTGGTAGACCCAAGTTGACGCGCCTAAAATGAAATCGTGAACTTCCAGCGAAGAATCGCAGAATTCAACCGGCGTCCCGCTTGCATATCCTCCGCTCGGTGCTCCGGGGAAAATAGTAATTGAAACCTTGTTTCCGGATGCCGACCCGCCGGCAGCAACCACATGGTAATTGCCGCCTATTTTGATCATAGCAGATTTATTGATATTCCCGTTAAGCGTTCCGCTGCCGTAAACTTTGACTTGCTGACCGCCTTCAGCGACGGATTCCACGGCCAGCCCGGAGTCCGAAGACAGCGTATGCGGTACGTCCGACCAGTGTTTGCGTTGCCAGAGAGGCGCAAAAGCCTCCACATCGTCGCTGTTCAGAGCAAAATTGTCAACCGGCAATTCCGGCTGTTCTTTCTGGTTTGGATTTATAATAATCATTCTGCATTCACCGCTTTCAGGACCTTGATATTATCGCCCTCAATGTAGGCGATCCAGTAAATTTCGCCGTTGGAGAATTTTTTGATTTCCGCTTCCGGCTGGGCTGGAGCGGACTGATCGTCCGGTCCATTTGCTGTGAAGAAATATCCGCCCGGCGTCAAATATACCGTGCCGTCAGCTTTGTCGAACGAAGCAGCGGTCATCTGATAGGTAGTGCCGGCCACTTCAATTTTTGCATCCGGAAGCAATATCTTTTTGCCGTCCTCTTCCGGCGTGATGTCCCAGGCGAGGCCCGGGTATGTCCCCTGAACTGTTGAGATCATTATTTATCTGCCTCCTTATGCTGCCCTGTAGTACTTGATAGCCAATAAACAGAAATCCCCCGAATGGGTATCTGCTTCATCGCCGCCGAGACGCCGGACTTTAATCCGCAGTGTATGCCCGTCACCCGTCGGGATCGCCGTGGAAGGGATTGCGGCTGTAAATGCAAGGGTATGAACTAATTTGTCAGACGGTGCGGTGACAGTCTCTGTATTCATCCAAACGAACGCGCTGCCATCAAAACTAAACCCAAGTTGCAGACGCAGCTGCTTACCGGCCTCCTCGGTGGCCATATAGTATTCCACCGATACCGGAATGTCGGCCCGCTGTGCCCAATCGGTTTCAAACAGCAGCACATGATCAGACCCGTGCGGAAACGCAGCGGCAGGAATCCCGTCCGCATTGCTGATTTGATTCGGCGCGGTATTCTGGTCGTCGTTGTATCCGAAAACAGAAAACTTGTTCTGACTCTGTGCATCAACATACGCTTTTGGAGCTAAAATGATATTCATGTCCGGTCCTCCTTATAAAATATCTTGGGCGACAAATTCCAGCTTGCCGCTCACGCTTTGGAGCGTAATGATTCCGGTGCCGGTGCCGTCGTCGGTAAAAACAACTTCACCCGCCGCGTTTATTTTAATCGGTAGCTCCATTGCCGCCGTCGCGTCACTATCTACCAGCTCTATCGGCACGGTCGATCCGCCTCCTCCAACCTTGCTTTTGTTGACCACAAGCGCCCCATCCGCATCGAGCTTAAAGTCTTTCGACAGCTTAACCAGCCCGTAATGGCCAGTATCCGCCTGCGGGATATTCAGGTCTTCAGCAGTGAGGGTAATATCTGCGGCCAGACTCTTTCCATTGATTTTGCGGCTGGCCGGCACGAAAATCAGACTTTCATCAATGGACGCCGTGACATTGGTCGCGTTGCCGACCTGAGTCACCAGTACGAATGTGAATTCCGTAGGGCTGACACTGTAAGTCGGAATCCTGTCTGCGCTGGCTGTAGCGAACCCGTAGCCGTACAGCACTGCTTTCCCTAAGTCGGGATCATCAGCAAACAAGCCAACTTCTTTCCAGTAAAAAGGAGTGGAGATTCCTTGATTATTAAAATACCCTTTTACTCTGGCAGTTTTATTGGAGACTTCTTTCCCAATGATAGGGATATTTTTGATTGGATCAATCAGTCCCTGCAGACCGGTAATATCAGTGCCATCCGGCAAATTTCCTTGCCCGACCTCTATCTTAGAAAAATTCAAGTTCTGACCGATTTGAGCTTTTGCCAGCAGCGTTTCTCCGGCTGCCGTCAAATAAAATTTTTCGATAGCCATTTAGATCACCTGCCTTATTTCCAATGCTTTGGACATCTGAAGAATCGCTCCAAAATAGAACTGCCCGCCAGCCCCCTGCTCGTATTTCAAGTGAAAAACCATGTTGGCCGGTTTTGCCTGATCGACCATATTGACAATGGCTTTGTGGGGAATTTCTTCTGACGGCAGTGCCGAAAGGTAAATTGAAAACTCATACTCTCCCGGCGAAACTTCCATTCTGGCAGAGGCTCCGGATTGCTTTTCGACTAAATTCAGGAGCGCGGAACCATTGATGATGCTATTGGCCTGAATCTTTGCCGCTATAAGTTTGCGGCGTTCGGAAAGCGTGCCGGAGCCGGAAAGGTTAAAAAGCTTTTCCCATCGTTCAATCGTTGGAAGATCCGCCGAAAGCACGAATTGATTCTGATAGATCTGTTTTGCCTTCTGAAGAAGGTTATCCGTCTGCGGATTGGTTGCGTCGCCCAGCGCCTGAAAATCCTTTACGTTATGAAGATACTTCGGTAGGTAGTCAAGATACTGATACATCTTTGTCCTCCGTGATAGTTACGCCGCCCTCGACTGGAATCTGATAATCATCGAAAGCAGAGGAAAGAGTTATATTGCCTGCGTTCCCGTTCAAAAGTGTGTTTGACACATCGGCGACTCCATTTACCGAAAGGATGGCCGCTTCCACGCGGGCAGTTCGGACAATACTGTCCTGAAAAGCCAAAGACGCCAAATATTTTTGAACTGCGGCTTCTACGGAAACTTGTATCCCGGAAATTTCAACGCCAGTTTTGAGCGCCAATGAAACCGATACGTTAACCGGAAATTCCGTCACTGTTGAAATAGTGACATAGTGGCCAATAGGGGCCAACCCATAACCTTGCCCGTGCGGTTCCGGATCAACTACATCCTGCACGGTCTGGATCAGGCTCTCGCTTGCCGGCTGGTTCTCTGGCGCGACAATCACACACTGAACCTTTCCTCCTTCATCGTTTGGCGTGGGAAATATTTTCACCGCTCCGACGCCTGATATCTTAAAGATCTGTTGCTCATAGTCGGCAATATTTCCACCGAATGGCTGCTCGTTGATTTCTTTGTAAAATCTCGTGCGCAGCTCATCGTCGGATTCCTGCTCTTCGCCGGCAGTCAGTACTTCCGAAAGCGTAGCCGTGCCAAGTCCCGCGATATTGTCAATCGGCAGCAGAGCGCCGAAATAACTGTTGCCGATAATGCCGGTTTGCTGGCACTGCAGCCGATAGGTACCGGATGATATTTTGCTGATTACGATATAAGTAATGCCATCCGCGCCAAATTTCGCACCGATAGGCACATCCATTGGGTTCCCATTCTCATCGTTAAAAGTTCCTTTCCGGATCGAATTTGTCGCGGCATAACGGTTTATCCCGTGCTCCGCACAGCGGCGCGTCAGATCGTCTCCCCGCGCTGTATCCGGCATGGTGGCGTCCTGAATGTTGTCGGCGTAGAATTGCTGCTCGACAAGCTGCATTGCTACCGGGGCCAAAGCCGTATAGATGATACTTCCTTCCCTTGTGTCAACCTGATTTTTTAAATTATCCGGAATGTTATCCAGCATTTCCCGCATGAAATCTTCAAAGCTTTTCATGATTTTACCTCCGCCTGTGCTGCCCGGCTGCCGAAAATTGTGTCAATCGTAAAATGAATTACTCCATTTTCGTCAGAAAAATCGTGGATACCCGTTATCCGGGTATCCACGCTCAGCGCGTCCGTTATCATCCTTTTTGCCTCGCTGGCCACATAATCGGTATCTTTTCCGACCAGTGTGTTGAGTTCGCTACCATATTGCCATGAAAAAATCAGGTGTTCATACCGCTCCGTCTGAATGGCCATCGCAGCGGACTGCACTGCGGCGTCAAGCCCGTTGATGAAACCGGATATACGGTTGTTTTCAAGGTCAAGTTTCCAAGTTTTTGAAGGGGACTGTGCGGTCTCTGTATCCTGAATCTCAATATTCGGAATCATGGCGATACCTCGCGGATGGGCTGATATGGCTGAATCCGGTCAAGCAGGATATACTTGATCCCTTCCATGCCAGCAGGCCGGCATAGAAGCAAAACGCCATCTCCAGCCTTCAGCGGAGTGCGAAGAACTGTGTCGCCAAGCTTCAGACCAATACAGTTGTCACTGATATAAAGATCGTCTGCGTCCAATTCCAGCTTTTCACTGAGTTTGATTTTCAGAGGAGAAACGGAGGAAACCGTGCCGGTCTGAAAACCGCCTCGCCCCGTATGATCAAGGTAAGCCCGGATGATCCTCTTGCACTGATACACGTCAACAAACATTTTAAAGCCCCCTTTAAACCAATTTGAAATCCGCTTTTACGGTATGTGAAACGTCTGTAAAGTCATGCACCGCCTTGGTGCACAGAAGAAATTTTTTGATTCCGGCGCGGGGAATGTTTACATAGACCATGTACCCGGCCCGGACGCTTTTATCACCCAGCACTTCCACTCCGGTCAGCTTCTGCTGTACCCGGTCCTTGAGGCCCAGCAGCGCGTCGGATTTTGCTTTTGCTTGTTCCGGGTTTACGGAATCGTCCAACTTTTCATAGTATTGGAGCAGACCCCATTTTTTAATGGTGGCACTGTCTTTTGAAATATAGACTTCACGTTTGCCGGTGTCTTTATTATCACGCACAAGCTTAATCTGATTGTAGGTTTCGTCATCAATTCCGCGCTCATAACTGTAATCGTCGATGTTGGTGCCAGTACTGACCAGCAAGTTTGAAATGCTGGACTGTACATTTCGCAGCACGGCAAGACCGAATTCGTCTTTAATGTAGAAGTACTTTTGAGTGTTTCGGAGGGTTAGGTTAATGCAGTCGGAAATTATATCGAGAACCACCTTGCTGTCGAAGGGCGAAAGGTTACCGAGATTATACCCGGTATCCTCGACGGTTCCGACCTTCAGGCCAAAATCCGTGAAAATCTGTTGCGCGGCCTGAGACGCGGTTTTATTCTTGAAACTGTAAGTATCTTTTGCCTTCAGGTACCTGAGTTGATCGTAAGCGGTTATTTTGGCGGGTTCCCTTTTACTAAATCCGTTTTTAAATACGAATCCTTTGAAATAAGGATCACCGTCGTATTTTACGCTTACAGCGTTTCCCTCTCCCGGTGCTATAATATTGTTTTGGAGGAAATTAAACGTGCAGACGCCCGCCTGATTGATATTGTCCGTAAACTCCACGGAACTCACAACCTGAGATACATTGAACATATTCCCGTTTTCTGCCGCCAACATAGCTTCCAGCATCGACATCACTCCTCAAGGTATCACCAGTACCCAACCGGGATAGATCAGGTTCGGATTTTTGATTTTACTTTTATTGGCATTCACAATCTTGGTGTACTGAGAGCCGCTGCCATAGTATTTCTTTGCGATATTCCAGAGACAATCCCCGGACTTTACCGTGTACGTTTTTGTCGTAGGGGCCTTAGTGGCCCGTACCGGTTGCGCACTGGCCAGCGCCTTCGGAATGGCTGCGGTCTGCATTATCTGTACACGCTTAACAACTGGTTCCCGGTATTCCTTTAGAGACAGGGTATAATAATATTCGTTCGTTTCGCCAAAATGCTGAGACGGTTCGAAGTCTTCGATGCTGCACAGTAAATTGATGTCCATGCCGTCGCCAGTGACGATCAGCCGGGCCGGCGCTGATTTTTCCATCAGACTGTAAATGTTGTCCACATAGGTTTTTGCCGAGAGGGGAGAGCTGGTGGTGGAAAACGGGTAGACGTTGTCAGTGAACAGGCTTTTAATGCTGATCTCCTTTAGCTTACGCTTTCCGATCACCGTGATTTCCCCCAGGTCGACAATATCAAATTGTTTATTGTTGCCCTGAACCTTGACCGTGATATCTTCAAAAGGATTGACGGGAAGCTGCATTCCATCAAAAAAAGTCTTTATCATCCGGCCACCACCTCATCAATTCCCGACAGGCCGCTTTCCAGTTCACTTTCTGTTTCATCATGAACCTTCGCTTTAATTTCCTCCCAATCTTCACCTTTTTTAACATCGTTTTTGATATGGACGCCGCCGCCCGAATAATTGAGATAGTAAATGTTGGTGCTGCTGTTGGCGCTGGCGCGTAGCGCATCCGCATCCTGCGGGGATAGCTTCAGGTCGTTCGCTTGTTCATAGGTCAGCGTCTGATAGCTGTCAAAGCGGCTCAGGGCCGCATTTGCTGAAATATCGTTTAGGTATTTGAGACTCTGGTCGGAAATATCGACCGCGTCGCCCACTTTGCCGACCTTGTCGATTTTACCACCGGTCGGATTTTTGTAGGCATCGCCATAGCTCTGTGGCTTCATAGAGTTAGTTTCATCCGCTGTCTTATTCAGGTCTGCGAGTTTATCGGAAAGGCCGGTAACGCCATCCATCAGCCCGCCGACTTTGCTATCAATTCCCTGTCCGACATTGTAGCCGGCGTTATAGGCATCCCCGTAGGCAATCCTCGAACCGACGGTCGGAGCGTTGCGATCTATGGTGATTGCCTGATCGTTCTTGCCCCAAGCGGTCACCGTGTCCTGCAGGGAGGAAAGGCCGGCTGTCCAGTTCGTCCCGAAAATAGCGTCGATGATCTTTGTCACGACTTTTCCGAGAGACAGGAACCACGAAATAATATTACCAATCAGATTTGCCACAGCGCCCCCAAAGGAATCGAATCCGCCGTTGGTAACGTTTAGCACCCATTCGACGATTCCGATAAAAGGTTCCACGAATATAGACCATACTGCCTGAATAATTGCGTTTATAACTCCGATAACGGCATTCCAAATAAAAGCGCCCGCCGCCGCAAAAGCGCCGCAGATTACGCCGGTAGCCGAAACGCTGGAGCCGGTCGCCTGATTGATGGCCCCTACCACGGCATAGATAACCACGATAAGCAGAATAACCGCCGCGATGATCCACGTGATCGGGCTGGCCAGCATGGCCGTATTAAGTCCAACTTGTGCTCCCGTTGCTGTCTCTAATGCTGCCGCCTGTGCAATACTACTTCCAGTATGAATCGCCTTTGACGCTATCGACAATGCCTCAATAAAATTGGAAATAGTCATAACCGCATTATAAATTAGCATGGCGGCCACAGCGATTCCAATTGCGGCGGCAATGCCCCAAAAAATCGGGCCGATCCACGACCAGTTATTTGCGAAAAAGTTGTAAGTATCCACCACAAGGCTTAAGAACCATGAAAGCACATTCGCTGCGGTTGTAATCCCGGCTGCAATATTGTCCATCATGGAGATTCCCTGCGGCGTATTGAGATAAGCGGTCAAGTCTTCAATTTTTTGAATCAGGATACCCACCGCGTGTCCCGGTTGGGAAAGATAATCCATCATCTGGCTTATGTCGTTTCCCATAACCGTCTTAGCTTGGCCGAACGTCATCGGCATTTTTGAAAACTGCTGATCCAGCGTTGAGGACTGCTCCATGATGGAGCTGACCACCACGTCGGTGGTCAGCTTTCCTTCTTCAGCCATTTCCCTCAGCTTGCCTTTAGTGATTCCCATGGATTTTGTCATCATTTCAGCGAGTATAGGAGCATTTTCCATAATGCTGTTGAATTCGTCGCCGCGCAGCACACCGGAAGCAAGGCCCTGATTCAGCTGAGTGATAGCGCCGGCAGCTTCCGCAGCCGATGCTCCGCTGACCACAAGGCCCTTGTTTACGGTCGATGCGAATTGAATCGCCTTCTCATTATTGTTCCTGAAATAGTCCTGACGGCCCATCTGAGCTACCAGATTGGCAGTCGCGGCATATGACGTTCTTGTTGCGTTCGCGGCGGCCATCACCTTGGCTTCCAATTCTGTCTGCGTCTGTAACCCATCGTTGATCAGGCCGAGGCGGGCATCCACGCCAATACGCACATCAGCTTTACTGCCCAACTGATTGATACCCTGCATGGCGGTCTGCATCAGCTGAATCCCGTTATTGGCAACAATGATGGCTTTACTCAGCCCTCCGAAGCTGGAAGCAACCGCCGTGACGGATCTCGACTGAGTCCCTGTCCTTCGGAGGTTATTATTAAGAATGTCGATCTGTTCGTTGGTATGGGTAACTTCTTTCCGTACTTCTCCAAATTCACGATCCACAGTGTCCATCCGGGAAGACATCTGAAGTTCTTCCATTCCGCGAACCAGCTTGTCAACCGCAGCAGATAGGTGATTCACCGACGTGTCAGCGGCTCCGGCTTCTGTATGGATATCTGTGAAGGGCCGATCCATATCCGGCATGGTTACCGAGCGATTAAGCGTGTCTAAGGATGTTGTCAGGCGATTGATTGCATTGACGGCGTTGTCGATTGTTTTTGAAAATCCGTCCTGCAAATCCAGCATGGAAGATACGGTTGACAAAGGTTATCATCTCCTTCTGCGTTTGATTTTTACGGCCTCAATTCTGTCCTGCCTGATTTTTTCGTCAATGAAAGCATAAATTATTTGCCGCTCATACCACGGACGGGCAAAAAGCTCTCCGGGGAAGCGATGAAATTTCACAAGCGTGTAATACGCATAGTTCGTTTCCGCATCCCCGGATTTTAGGAGTTTTTTGCTTCTTCTTTAGTATCGTCAACTCTCTCCGCGTTAAATCCGTTGATCTCATTAACAGCCTGCAACAGATTTGCGTGTTCTCCGGAAATCAGCATAGCCTTTACCAATGCGTCGTCGCTGGTTACGCCGTAGCTTTTTTGCAGTTCCGCATCCCGCAGATCGGGAAAAAGCACACAGGCCGCGATCAGCTTGTTGGTATACTTTTGGCTGTCAAATTTTGTTGTCTGGCGACCTTTAAAAACGCTCACGGTAGTGCAATCGGATTTAATTTTCGCATCCTCATCCTCGGTGATGGCGCGAATTTCCCACGGGATAGGCTTTCCGTTTTCCTGAAACCGATTGCTAACCACGATCTTTTGATTCTCCGGCTTTTTTGCCTTATCTCTAAAAAATGCGGTAAGTGACATATTATTTCCCTCCTGATATTGATTTTTAGGAATTGAATTTTTCCAGCAGCTCCACGCCGTCAAAGGTGAATGGAAGCTCCTGCTCCAGCAGGCCGTCATCGCTGTCAAGGTTTGCGAAGTCGATATCGTCAAAATTGCACCCGGTCAGTACCTTGGTTTCACGGCCCCATTTTGTGGAGGAGTCTTCATTTGTCAGCTGTATGGAAAAATAACGGTCGGCCCCTCCGTTCGCGTATTCCACAAACATTTCTTTGAAAAGGCTTGTGACGGCCTGAATGGTTAAAGTTCCGGAACCAGACCACGACGTTGCTTTTTTCCCAACGGAGCGTTTTCCTATGGACTTGACGTCTTCTTTGTTTTTACTCATTTTTGCTTCGATCTTTTTGGCGAAAAACAGGTCGTAATTTTTCCCGCCGATTGTAACAAAGGCAGAGCCTTCTTTGCTACTGATGGCGTCTTCCTGATTAAATGTTGTCATTTGTTATCACCTACCCTTCCACAACAATGGTATTGTAAATTGTTTCGATTACATCGACCGGGCGAACGGCGTAATTGACCACCATCGCGTCAATTAAACTGCCCTGCGCGACCGTGATATCATCCGGGGCAACGTCATGCAGCACTCCATCTGCTTCCAAGGAACGGAAGTAGGACAGAACATCCGCTTGAAACAACTTTCTTCCGTCCTCACTGTTGGAAACTTTTCCGCTGTAGTACAACATGCCACGGTTGTTGATTTCCGTACAAATGCTGTAAAGGATGCGGATAATCTTGTTTTTGCTCATGGCATAGGTATGATCCGCCGTAAAAGTAGTCAGCGTGTTGATATCCTTTTGAATCAGGACGCTGTTTCCACCGACCGGGGACGGGATAAAAACCATCTGTCCCGATTTGGCGAATTCGATCTGCTGGGCGGTTGTGTATCGCTGATCCACGTCAACCGCCCCCATGTATTTTGCGTTCGTCAGACTTTCCTTCAGTGGGCAGGCGGCGGTGGCACCGGCAACATAGGCGGTAGCCTGCACGTTCGACACATGCGTTCCGTCCTCGAGGACAACTCCGTTTTTTACGGAAATGACGCCCTCAAAATCGGCCTGAGACTCCGGAACGACCGTCTGCAGATATTTTCCTTCTTCCTGAATCATCCTCTTTTCAAAAGCAACAAACAGGTTCTTGATATCCGAATCGTCCGAAGGGCATGCTATGGCGTTGATCGTCTGAAGCTCGATCTGGCTTAGAAAGTCGGCATAATCCGCGCTGGTTGCCGTTCCGTTGGTACCGCCCGTCAGTTTTGTTCCGGCATTCACCGATAACGCGGCATCGGTGGCAGCCTTCGAAAACGCAATCCAGTTGTTAACCGCAAGACCGGTTATATCCGCCACGGTCTGGCGGTCGATTTCCATGGTATCCAGCCAGGTGATTACATCGTACTTTCCGGTTTGGCCGACGGTATTCTCAATTGACACGCTTAGCCGATTCCCATACGTTCCGGAATAAAGGGCTGTGCAGACAAGATTTCCAATCGTTGCGGCAGCCTTTTCCCCGGCATTGACTCGATAAAAGAAGACGTGGGCAGAATTCTTCATGGCTTCTGTTACAAGGAGAGCATCCTCACCGAAGTCGGCGGCAAGCGACTTTGCGTCTTTTTTTGTCAGGGCAATCAGAGTTTTTTCTTTCAGCCACGGAAATACGGCGGGAATTCCAACGATTCCTTTATCGCCTTCCACCATTGGATTGGTTCCGCTGCCGGCGTAATTGATGTATACGCCTGGCAGCACTTTGTTTTGAGTTATCCAGTTACCTCCTGCCATTGACGGAAACCTCCTTCTTCAGAAACTTGTCGACAGCGCTTTTTGCGTCCGCTTCCGTATATCGCCTATCCGGTATAAGTGCAGCCGACATAACGTCGGCGCTGACACCTGATGCCGCGCGGATCAGCTGGCTGCCGGAAAATGTCGGCCCCGCAACTTTTTCAGGCGTTCCAGTATCCGAAACTTCTTTTACAGGTTTGGCCTGAGCGGTTGGTTTATTTTTAGCCATTTATTTCAAAGCCTCCTTGTCAATATCAATGTCTTTTATCTTCGGTGTTTTATCTACCGGGTAAAGGAAGGTGGTGAAATCACAAAGGTCGTGCAGCTCATCACCGTCATCGTGGCGGGTGTGGTTTTGGAGCCTCAACGAACAGTCTTCAGTCCGTAAATCCTTCAGCTGGAGACTGATATTGGCAAATACCTTGTTCAGCTCTTTTTTGACTTCCAATTCGTTCGCTTTTTCCGGTGGCAGATAGGCAATATCCAGTTTCCCGGACACGTTTATCCGCCCACCAAGTTCTCCTTTCACATCCGTATCGCCCGCAAAGCCGATTAGGAAGCAGCGCTCCGGCAGCTTCCCCGGTACCCATTCAGAATATACCGGAATATCCGGATAAAGCCCGTCGATGCCAGTTGACAGGGCTGCAAGAATCATATTGAAAATATCCATTATTCCAGTCCTTTCCGAATCGTTTCCTGAATATGGCGGGCGGCGGCGTCAAGTTCCTTCTGCGCTTTTTTTTCACTGTCCGTCATGACGAACGCGCCTTTGACATACGGCTTTTTCAGCCTGATCCAGATTCCCCACTGGCCCTTGTGCTTTCCGGATTTCACTAGTTGAGCGGCATAACCGTATTTTGACTCGCCGGGCCTCAGTTCGATAAAAACGAGTCTGCCCGGCTCCTGCCGGTGGCCAAACTCATAATGGGAAGCGTAATCCTTCGGATTAAACACTTCTGCCTGCAGGCCGCCAATGGTTTCGATAACGCCGCTTCTGTCCCATGCGGGGCCGAGCGTTGGGGAATCGGGACTGCTGCCGGTAGCCGTGTTGTCCCTGCAACGGGCCAAGTGTCTGTCCGCTATTGCGTTCAGCTCCATGCGAGCTTGTGCCTTTGCGGCTTCCTGGCTCTTTTTCAGCTTCTTTGCATATTCTTTATACGGCTTTGGGTCGATGATCATTTGTCATCCTCCGACAGCGGAATCTCGCTGTGAGAGTCGGCGTAGCTGAACCCTTTCCCGGCCCACAGTACAAATTTTTGGCCGGCCTTTGTTGCTACTGCGATTTTATCTCCCCGTCGAATATCGGCGTCGGGAGAGCAAAACAGGGTATAGCTTCCGGACGCTTTGCCGCGATTGCCGCTTAAAGATAATTCCCCGCCCTTATTCTGAGATAAGGCGCAGGGAACGTTCTGCAGCACAGCGGATTCAATTTGCCCGGTTTGCTTGGTATTGGGGTCTTTAACATCGGAGCGGCGGTAAATATCGCAGCGGTCAATATAGGTGCTTTCAATCGCTTCCCGCTCCGTCATCGGATTTTCGCCACCTTAAAAAACGCGATCCGCGCGTCGAGTCCGCTCAGACCAGCTCCGGAACTGTTTCCGGAGTCGCTGGAACCGTTGTCATACTCAATTGTGGTATCGCCGCGTTTAACGGACTTAACTATTTTGGGGCCGCTGTTTGCCGTGGAAGTGGTCGCCGCTTGCCCGGTTTTCCCAACCATAACGGCGATATCTTTCCACAAATAAGTGGCCCTGTCTGGAATCGTTCGGCGTCCGGTTTTTGCCAAGAAATATTCCTCGGCCTGATTGATCAGGTCATTGATCTGATCCGGCGAAACGTCAGGCAGCGCGGCCTGAACTTTTTCCGTAACTTTTTCCCGGTCGGCAGCCGACATCTCTATTCCTCCTTCGCAGCGCTTTTTTTACCGGAGCCGCCCGATTTTTTCTTAGCTCCGGAATTGTCTTCCGGAGCTCAGAGTGAAGACAAAGTATCGAAAAGAGGTACTTTGTCTTTTTTTAGTGGTTAGAAGGTGGTAAAATAGAAGCAG